CGGGTTGAACGATGTAGGAGGCGGTGGCGTACTGCAACACGCCGCCGTAAACGATGGAGCCGTCTGCAATGGAGCGGCCGCGGAATTTGATTACTTGCATAGGTTAGCGTTCAATGTTGAAAGGAAGGAACCACGTGCGCAGACGCTGCCAAAAGCTCGCGAACTTCTGCGCGGGCGTGTCTTCGGGAGCGATGGAAATGTGCGCATCGGGTTCCGTGGAGCGGAGTTGAGGGGCGAGACACAAGCGCACGCCACTCGTTACAATTTCGGTGAGATGCTCATCGCAGCCCAATACGGCAGTCTGCACGCCGTATTCGGGCGAATAGGTGAAGAGCGCCACGGCGCGCTCGGCGCTTTGGGCTCGTTTCCACTTGCGGGCGAGATCATGCAAGCGTTCGGCGGTGAGGTGCTGAGCCGGTTTCGGGGTTTTCTTTTTGTGTGTCATACTTTTTGTTGGAGATTATCGCGCTGAAAACAGCGCATTGCTTGTTTATTTCGCCGCTGACAGCGTTTGCTGCTTGCTTTGATAACTTATTCGTGTCCGCCTTGAAAAGCGCGGCGTGCGTCAAATTCGCGAGGATGCGCCGCAAGATACGCACGAGCGGCATCTTCATCACCGGCAAAACGCTCGGCGGCCAACTTCGCCAGGAGCGATTTATAGGTGCTGTAGTCCACGGCGTGCAGCTTTCGCCGCTCTTCCTCCGCCCGCCGCTGCAGTTCTTCGCGTTGTCGTTCGTAGTGGTCGATTTCCTTTTGCCGAGACTCGAGAAATCGGGGGATCCGCGATGCGATGTTCTCGGCGCGGACGCTGCCATAGACGACTTGGCCGTAGACGCCCGCCGCCAAGCGGGAGAAGAAGAGCATCACTTCGGCGAGATTGAGCGACGAGTAACTCCCGAAGATTTCGAGGGCGAGGTGGTCAATGTCCGCCGCCGTCAAACGGTCGGCCTCGGAAAGCGTGGCGGAATAGGCGGCGATTTTATCCGAGAGCCACGAGATGACAAATTCTCTCCCGCATTGTCGTCCCATTTGCACCAACGTGGGCGCATTGCCAAAGTAGCAGCGTTCGGGAACCAACGCGCACAGTGGCATAATATCCGAGGAGTAGGCCGTAACGTAGTACTGTCGCGCTTGCTTAATCTGTTCCGAAGGCAAGTTTGTGCAGACGGTCGGCGATGGCGTCGTTGCGTGCGCGCCGCTCTTCGCCATAACGGTCGAAATGTTTTGCGGGTGTGTCATGCTGTGCGAGTTGAGTTGTGGACTGCTGCGGTCGGTTGTCATACGTTCCCTCTAAGATGCGGGGGAAATTGTTAGGGCGGAAGAGCCATTCAAAGTCTGCGACGAAACCGCGGGAGCCGCCACCGTTGAGAAAATCGGACGCCGCCGCTTTCTTCACCACCGCGGCGAGGGCTTCTTTGCCGTATTCGCGAAGACGGGCGAGCAGGAAAGTCGTGCGCTTGCTTTTGGGCTGTAGCCCGCGGACGGGTGGGATCTGCGCACCCTGCGCCGCCATGGTCTTGTTGAAGAAGTCGGCAAACGCTTTCAAGTCGAGAGCCTCAGCCGGCACGGACTCTTTTCGCGTTTCGCCCGAAAATCTTTCCTCCTCTTCGGGCGGCGCGCCGTCGGAAGACGGACGCACTTCTTCTACGTAAGGAGAAGAAGTATATTCTACTCTACTTTCCTTTACTTTACTTTGTGGGGTTATTTCTGCAGAAACGGGGGTTTTTACCGTAGAAACGGGGGTTTTTGCAGCAAAAACCCCATTTTCGGGTGTATTAACCCCGATTTCGGGTGCAGATACTTCGGGGGCTGTCCGATTGTCCGCGACTAATCGGAAACGCTTGTCGATGTCCTCTACCTTCTTGCGCTTGGCCTCTAGCCATCGGGCTTGTATGCTTGCCGACGTCAGGATCTGGAACGAGTTAAGAACCCTCCCATCGAAGAGAGAACGCCTAACCAACCCCTTGATGATCTCTGAAATCCTCGATGAAACGCCGAAGGCACCTATACGCTTTGCGAATAATAGACACTCATCGGAACCCCATGGGATTGCGTACCCTTGCGAGTAGATGAACTCGAGAAGTTTGAAGTACACGGCGTACGCCTCAAGACCAAATTCGGCTTCGACTAGGGCGAGCGCGGTGTCTTGATCTGTGTGCGTGTCGTGTGGGAAATAGTCCAGCCCCAATTTGGTAGGGCGTGCCATGGTTATGTGATCATTGTGCGGTTTTGTTTTGTTTGCCCGTCTTCACGAGTTGCGCGAAGGCTTCGCGATTTCTTCGAAACGTTGAGACAATCTCTTTACTTCGCCCGTCTAAATCCATCAGACGTAGGGAGCCTTCGAAATCGTTGCAGACTTCTTCGTATATGTAAGACTTGACGAGTTGCTTAAACTCTAAGAAGTCTCTCACCACTTCATATCTGTATCCGTATAGCTCCACCAGCAGCTGCCATTCCTTCTGCGAGGGACTTTGTCGACCCTTCGGGGTCTTCATCTCGATGCAAAGCGCGTGGTGCTTGTCGGAGGGGAGAAAAAGAATGAGATCCGAAACTCCTGCGACCACGCCCTCGGCTTTCAGTCGAGCACCCGTCACTGGGTCTCTTCGTCCGCCGTTCGGGACGGCAAAGAGGAGCGAGGAGAGTTCCGGGTATTGGTATCTGAACCAACGGACGCAGGCGCATTGGAGTCGGTGTTCAGCGTCTTGCATCAAGCGTCGGGCGTTTCTTCGTTCGTGTCTTTGATGAACTCGACGATTGGGGTCTCTACTACGGACATCAGCACCGGGGCGTTCATCGATGAGGCGAACTCTGCGAAGAATAATGCCGTCGCGTCGATTAGCTTTTCGGCGGCTACGAGCGCGGCCGCCTTCTTGTCGAATTCGAAACCCTTCCGTTCGTCTATCGTGGTGATCGTGTAGCCGATTTTGTAGAACTTCGGTTCGACAACGTCGTCCGCGCCGACAATCAGCTCGTCGAACTTTCGGCCGACCACGTCTGTCACTTTCGCCAGTGCGTTGCTGTGCTCGTATTCGGCCATCACCAGTTCTTCGGCGCGTTTGCAACTATCGGCCTGCACGAGGTAGGAAAAGCGTTTCTCTACCGTTTTCCCGCTTTCTTCGGCCATTTCGACGCGGGTCTTACATTCGTAGTATTTCATTGTCGTTGTTGTTAGGTTCTGGAATTTCGATATTGAGATATTGTTCGGCGTAGCGGCGCAGGCGGTCGACATAGGTTTCAAATTCTTGCGTCGTCATTGCGGCCGTCGAGTTGGGGAGTGTCACGACTTCGCCCGTTTTGTAGTTGATGACGTGTTCGCCGGCCACTTGCTGTTTGAAAAATTGGTGTACTTGTTCGCAGTTCGTGAACTCCCACCCCGCCTGCTGCAAGCCCGTTAAGAGCATCGGGTAAACAACGCCCCAGAGATATTTGTTTTGCGGTGTTGTCCTTCGGCGTCGCTTCCGTTGCACTGTGCAAACGTACTCTCCGACGGGCGATGTTTCGAGAAAGAACCGCAGTGGAACAAAGTTTTGTTCGTCGCGCCGGTTGTATTGAGTTAATTCGAGGGTGTATCTGAACATGGGTCGCGGGTTTTCGTTGAAAAAGCGGGAGTCTTTTCTCGTTTGGCGGAGAGTTTTCGCGCAAGGTTGCGGAGTATTCGCGCGCGGTTGAGATCGTTTCGTGCCGGCGAATGTGCTTCGTAGAACACTGCCGCCTCGCGCAGGTAGTGAATCAGCGCATTAAGCACCGAGGGCGCAATGTCGTAGCGCAGCCTCCCCGCTGTCGGTTCGGCCAAAGCCGAAAGAATTGCCGTGTGTTTCATTCCGAGGAGTTGTTAGAACGGGAGATCGTCGGAATCTGCGGCGGGTTGCGGTGCCGGCGGCGCGGGCGGTGGCGTTTGTCGCTGTGCGGACGGGAGCGGCGGCGCAGGAGAACTCGGTGCCTGCGGAGGATCGGCGAAAAGCTTAATGCCAAAGGCGCGGATTTTGACGTAACGGCGGGCTTTTCCCCCTTCGGGTGGGGTGAAACTCCCGCCTTTGGGATGACACTGCACTTTGACACGAGAGCCGAGGGCGATGTTCGCAAGCTGATCGAGAGATTTGCCGCTGAAAACGACGGGAACGAGATTTTCGTAGCGTTCGCCGGTCATCTTGTTGTATTCCGAACAATCGATCACCACTTCGCAAAACCGATACTCGCGGGGTTGTCCGTCGGCGCCGTTGAAGTTGCGGGTTTCGACCGGGTCGATTTCGTAGAGTATTCCTAATAGATCCATCTTGTATTGCTGTTAGTCTTCTGCAAAAATCTTTTTGTCGGTGATCTGTGCGCGGTGTGCTTCGAGAAAGGCGATGAACTCCGAAAGTTCAAGCTCGAGGCGGCGCGCGTCTTCGATCGGGTCGAAATTGTACACGTCGGTATAGCGTTCGAGCGTGGTGTAGCATTCGGGGGCGTGATCGTCGTTTCGTTTGGCGGGCACGACGAGTACCACGTCGTAAGTGAACCGAGTGAGCGGCACGCCCATTTTCGCCGCGAGATAGGGATAAACGATGTGCTGCCAGTTGTGCCGAAACTTCCCGACGGTGAATTTCTTTGTCACCTTCAAATCTGAGATACCCGTCGGGGTGATGTAGTCGGCGAAACCATAGAGCAGAACGTCGCCCTCGGGGAGAGATACCACGCCTTCGAGGAACTGCTGCGGTGTGCTCTCGGTCGAACGATAGGGGGCGGCGATGCGGCGGCAAAAATCTGCGGGAAAGCGATAGGTGATTCCCGAGGTTTCCTTCATTCGGGCATCGAGGAAAAGAACGGTGCCGGCGGAGGTTTCCACCTCGACACGCTCGACGTTGACGCGCTCAGAGGGACGGCCGGTCACGATGCTGTCGATGATCTCGTTGAAACACGTGCCGCGATCGGCGGCTGTGGTGTCTTCGAGCGGCTTGCGGTTGATCTTGTCGAGCAATTCTTCGAGGCATTTCTGTTCGAACTCCTCGGCCGTGTGCTTCGGGTCTTCGCTAAATCCGTAGTAGTCCTCCCAGAGTTCGTAGGCGTGTCGGTAGCGGCGGAATGCATCGAGGAGCGTGGGATATATTTTATACTTGATCATAGTGGGCTGATTTTGGGGAAACGGGGGCGGTCTTTCGGCGGGCGATCGGCCGCCCCCTCCCATCAAAAACGCAATGTCTGCTTATGCGGTTGCGTCGGTGTAGGTCTTGCTCTCCTTGTCGTAGTTGAGTTTCAAATCGCGCACTTTCGCACGGAACAACTCCTTGGCTTTGAAGAACAGCGAGCCGCCGTGCTTCTTGTAGTTGTCGATGCGCCCTACAAAATCGTTGGCCGAAGCGGCGTCGGTGAGCAGTGCCACGTCTTCTTTCAGCGCAGCGAGGGCTTCGGTGTATTCCTTTGCTTTCTCCACGTCGGCCTTGCGACGGGCGAGAAACGCGCCGATGATGTTACGTTCGGCGAAATCGTTTTCGGCAATCACTTCGCCCGCGGCGTTGAGCACGACGGGGAGATCCAGCTTCGAGGGGAGATTGCACGTGTTCTTCCCGTCGTTGCGCGACGTGGGGTCGAACGTTACGGTGCGAACCGGGACGCCGCGTTCACTGCGCATCTCGACAAAGCCCATAAGATCGAGGTCGGTTACGATGTCGTTGTAGTTCTTTTCGCGCAGGGCGGGGATGTAGATCGTGTCTTCGCCTTCCTTTCGGGTGTCTTGGTGGGCGACGAAAACCAAATGCTTGCCCAGACCGGCAAGTGCCGCCGTGAACCATTTGAACTCCCCGTTGATTCGTCCCCATTGTTGAATGCGGGGCTGCTGCGTTCCGCAGACGTGGCGAATGATGAAGTCCATCATTTTCCCGACGGTGTCCACGACGATGGTGCGATAGGGGGCGAGTTCGGCGGGCGATTGGAGTAGCGTTTTCACGTCGTTCCAATCGGAGACTTGCACCGTGTCGGTTTGGTGCGCGCTGTTGACGCGTTGCACGCCGCCGTCGAAGTCGAGTAGCAGAGGAGCGGGAGCGGAGAGCGCGAGGGTGGTTTTGCCCGTGCCGGCCTTGCCGTAAAGCAAGAGTTTGCAGGTGGCGGGGGCGGTGATTTCGGAGGGATTTTTGATGAGTGACATAGCGTTTTTATTTTGGGTGTGTGATGGTTTTTAGTTTCTGATGTCGCAGGGCTTCAAACTCTCGCATCACCTCTTCGGGGCTTTTGCGTTCGCGTATCGCGATGCGGAAAAGCAGTGCGTTGAAGTTCGCGAGGTGGGCAAGGAGGGCGGAACATTCGCCGTTTGTCATTTATATGTAGTATATGGGTTGTGGGCAACAGCGATCGGAGTAGTCGTTCACCTGATCGGCGCGAATCTGTCGGTCGTATTCCTCCGAGGCTTCGCGCTCGACCAGCGCTTGTTTAGCGTGTTTGTGCAGATCGACCAAAAGGAGATACAGTGTGCGCGCTTCCTCTTCGCCGGCAAGGAGCGTCCCTTCTTCGATGGGCTCGTATTCCTCGTCCGTTTCGCCCAGGAGCCGGAATCGCTCGTCGTCGAGTTCCTCGGGGCTTGTGTGCAGCACGTCGTAAATGTCGTCTTCGAGTATCTCGACGATGTCGGCAAGTTCGTCGGAGGTGCCGTCGTGGATGCGACTCTTTACGAGGGAATCGTTTTCATATTCGAAATACATAGCGTTGCGGGGTGATTAGAGTTCGTGTTCGTGAAGAGCGCCGGGGGCGATGGGCTGCAGTTCGACGCGAGTGCGGGCGAACGCGGCGCGTGCGTCTCGGAGTATCTTGCGGAGCATCTCTGTGCCCTCGGGGGACTTCTCAACTCGGAAGTAGAGTTGTGCCGTTCCGTTGGCTTTCCGAATGTGAGAACGGATGAACCAGACGTGCGGGTTGCGGGAGAATTTGAAGATGAATTCTTTTCGCTCCCCGAAACGCGGTGCCGGTTTCACGATCAGAGCGTGGGTGAGGTGTCTCCCCTTGGTTTCGATCAGTGGGTAAATCATACAATGCTTCTGAGTTCTCGGTTTTCCTTCTCGGCGTGTTGGGCAAAAAGCTGCTGCGCCTTGGCAGTATCGGTGACAATCTTTCGGCCAATCTGCCGAACGGCGGGGGCGAGGAATGTGTTCTTGTACTTGAGAGCCGTTACGATGGAGCACCCGAACAAATTTGCGATACCTCGTAGCCCGAAGACCTTCTCCGAGGATTCGGCGGTCTTGCGCTGTTCGTGCTGTTCGAGGGCTTCATTCACGGCGTTCTTGACGATCGCTTGCAGGTCAGCGGCTGAGATGATGATCGCTTGTTCCATTGTTGCGTGTGTTAGGGGACTTGTTTGTCGAACGACTCGTCGGGGCGGGCGATAGTCACCCAGCGATTTACGCCGTCTGTTTGGTAAACGAGGCGCTCGTCTTGGTAGCGAGTCATAAATGTAATCGCGGCGCGAGTGCTTTCCACTGCGCGAATGTCGGGGAGAATGAATCTCACTTTTTCGCCCGTCTTGATGTCGCGTATCATCTGGCGGCTGACCTTTTCCACTCGTCGCAATTCGGTCGGTTGACGGAGATAGGCCGTGATGCGGGCTCTTTCTTCTTTTCCTTTCATACGGTTGTAATTGTTGTGACCACGGGCGGAGTCGAACCGCCGAGGGGAGGAATCTATTACGCAGATGAGGACATAACCTCCTTCCCCTTTCCGTGTGAAGATGCGCCGCTGCGCACCCTCCGTGGCCGTGTGGCTGCGCCTGCTCTCACGAGTGGGCAACAGCCTGAGGTATAAATGGCTGTGGCACGTCGGGGAATCGAACCCCGCGACGAGGGAAAAATTCAGGATAAAAAACCTCGTCAAGAACCTTTCGTGCCGTGTCCGCGTGCGTTGTCACAACGTGGCGCGGGAAATCAATTATAATCTAATGAACAGTTGTTGTGGCGAGGCGAGGAGTCGAACCCCGCGGCGAAGGAACGTCCTTGCACTAAATTGATGATGCCCTCTTCCTTGGCTCGCCGTGTCCCCTTGCAACGTCGTCGCGACGTGGCGCGGGGTGAGAAACGAAATAAGACAATGGATGTTGTCTGTGTGTGCGCACCGCCGAATGATCTCTCCTCAACCCTTCACAACGTGAAGCATCGGCGGCGCGCTGTGGGTTATAGCTTCGAGGGATTCACAAACGCGGGGATGTCCTTCCCTCTCTCTATCTGTTTGTCGATGTAGATCCGAAAGGCTTCCTCCACGTTCGCGTCGTCAAAAGCGCCGAGCAGCTTCCCGAGGAAGTCTATTTCTTTGTTTTCTTCCACGCTGTTGACGATGTCCTCAATCTCGAGCGTGGCGTTCAGTTGTATTGTATTCATGTCTTCTAATTGTTTTAGGTGTAGGGGTGGGTGCTGTCTGCACTCATAACTTTTCAGCGTCTACGAAATCGGGGAGTTTGTCTCGGGTTTGTAATCCGAAGTATTCGCGTAAAGCAGAGTTTACGTTGTGGGCGTCAAACCTATCGAGAATATCAAGGAGGGCGCGCTTTTCTTCGAAGTAGTTCACACAACCGAGAATTTCCGTCACTCGTTCGTTCTTATCTTCGAAGTATTCGCGCAAAGCGGCGTTTATATTCTTGGGGTTAAACCTCTCGAGAATATCGAGAAGGAAGTACTCTTCTTCGGAGTAGCTCACGTTGTCGAGGATTTCGTCGGTGTCCACCGATAAATCGAAGTATATTGTACTCACGACTTGAATTTGTTTAGGTGTAATAGTGGCGCGCCGCCCGGTGGAACTACCCATTACCCAACAATGAAATGATGGGCGGCGCGCCGTGTGTGTCGTGTTTTATTCGTCGTCGGTGTTCGCGTTGCGCTTCAGGAAGGCCAAGAGGTGCAGCACCGCAGTGGGGAACATTCCGTATTTTACTCCGCCCTTTCCGAGGAAAATCCCCAGATAAGGGGCAAAAACGCCCGTGAGTTTGAGGAGAACCGAAGCCCAAAAGCTGCCGGGCACGTAGCAGAAGAGGAGAAAACCGCCTCCGAATATCGAAATCGCCACGAGCAGAGCGAAAGCCCAGCGGGCGGGGGTGTAAAACGAACTTTTCATACTTGTGTGTGGATTTGTGCTGAGGTGTGTCTTGCGACGTGATCACTTCTTAGCGGTTCATTCCGTTTCTTCGTCGGCGAAAAGGTGTTCGAAGAAGACCAAACCGGGAGCTGCGAGACGGAGGTAGTACTCTGCGACATCGTAATCCTTTCTTTGGACAGCGATGCGGAGATGAAGCAGCACGGGGATAGCTACGCGTCGGTTGAATGCCGATTGAAGAAAGATTCGGAGATTCACCTCTCGAAAACTATCGATCACTCTGATCTTCTCAATCAAAGCATCAGTTCGTTGGGTTTGGAGCTCTGCGCAGCGTCGGATCTCGCCGTCTTTCAACGACCGCGGTGTATTCGACACGAGCAGCTTCTGGATAAACCAGCTATTTTCTTCTATTTTACTGTTGTAGAAGACCACTCTGTGTTGTTCTTTTTCCCATCTTCCCGAGTGATGAAGATTTTTCAGTGCGCGAATCGCCTCCTCGCAGTCGAACTCTTTGATTTCAAGCTGCTCTGCTTTCTCTTTGTCGAGGTGAATCTCGTCTCTCACCTTCTGGAATTCATCCATTGCTTCCACGAAGAGTGCGTCGACGCCTTCTTCCAGTCTTTCTAAAATCAGTGCTTCCATTGTCTTGCTTTGTTAGTTATTTACTTTTCGCGGCTTTCGCTTTGCTGAATCGCGGGAAATACGGATATTTGCGTATTCTTTTGCGGCGTTTTGTCGTTGTTTTCAACAAGTTGCGCCGCTTGCGCTTGTAGCTTACGTTTGATTACAGTGCAAAGATAGAACTTTATGCTAGAATAACCTAGAATCATCTAGAAATAATTTCCACTTTAACATTTCTGCAATGGAGAGAGTTGTCGATAGATTTGATAAGTACCTAAGAACTAAGGGACTTAATGACAACCAGGTAACTGTTAGTCTAGGATTGTCACAGGGACTTATCGGGAAATCACGAGGAAAGGGACGTGATCTTTCTTCTAAGTTAGCGAACAAAATTCTAGACTCCTACCCTGATCTAAGCCGTGTTTGGCTTCTCACCGGCGAAGGCGAAATGCTCAATGGCGGCTCTTCGCAGACGATACCCGCTACTATCGAACTACAGACGCAAACGGAACTCAATGAAAAGAACGCCGTGAAATGGTACTACGAACTTGACGCGTCGGCCGGTGACGGCTTGTTCGAAGACAACGAGATAAACGCTCCGTATAAATACATCAACGTGCCGGGCTTTGAGGGATGTTTCGGACTTAACCTCACCGGAGATTCGATGCTCAACACCGCGCAAAGCGGAGACATCGTGGTCGTTCGCCCCAGAGAGGTGCAGACTATCATCAACGGGGAGATATATCTTGTTGTCACCCGAGACTCTCAGCGAATGGTAAAGCGACTCGTCGCAAGCGGATATTCCGAAGACGCGATTATTACTTGCATTTCCGACAATCCCGACAAAACACGCTACGCCGATATGAAGATACAAGCAGATCTCATCCACAAAATCTTCCGCGTCGCAGGGTTCGTATCAATCAAAAGAATGGCATAACAATGAATGCAGCACAAATTATAATCCTTATCTTAGCAGGGCTTTTTCTTATCCTATTCGCATACTTCTATCTTACGACTCCCCCAGAAGAACGGGAACGACTAAGACGAACGGCAGAACTCAAACGACAATACTCATCAGGCAAAAGGGCGCCCAAAAGGAAACAAAACAACGAAATCGATAAAGTGGTGCGTTCGGCTTGGAGTGTGTGCGAGCATCTTTCTCGTAACGCAAAAAAGAGAAGCCGAAAAATGACACACGGTAGTCCCTACACGACCGGCCGCAAACGACGCAAATAAGAATACACATATCCATTGAACCATGAAAAGATTTATATATACATTCCTCGCACTCCTTCTTGTTTCTTCCATTGTGGCAGGTTGTAGCAAATCAGAAGAACAGAAGAATTTGGACAAAGCAAACGCCCTTCTCGACCAAAAAGGATTGCCGCACATTGAGAAGCTCGACAGCGTCAAAGACTTTGGCGACACGCACGAAAATTTTATCGTGATCCAGGAGATTCTTTCAAAGATGGATAGTATGGCCTACGCCGCGAAAGATCGGAAATTCACAAAGGAAGAAAAGAGGGAGATTTCTGACAGGGTATTCGAAACGGAAATATCGATGGCTATGCATAAGGAGCTACACCACATGCACTCAGAGAAAGACGAAAGTCCTCGATTTGTAGGCTATAAAGCGAAGGTCGATAAGGACGAGCGTGGTTTCCCCGTTGATCTCTATTTTGAGAAGGATCTTTCAGCTGTGCAAGTAATCAAGTGGTGGAGGAAGCGAACAGAAAAATAAACACCCCGACGATATGAACTACGAATTGATAGCACTAGCCGTTAGAAACGAACAATGAACCACAACTACGAATGGAGCGAAGATCTCCCTGAAAGCTGCCCACCCGAGGAAGCCTATCAATGCGACGGAGAAAACTTTTATAGACTTGTTGCTGGTGATCCCGCCTGCGAATCTGATTTCTTCTCACACCGCAAGCGATATCCCACGAGGATATTTAAGGTTGACGAATGTCAAGCGAGAGCCGTCTCTATCTTTTCCACTAAGAAAGAAGCTGAAGAATTACGTAAAAAGCCGCCGTTCAAGAACAAAAACACCGTCATAGCCCGTGTGACAATACGCCCCAAAGATGGGGTTGTGGCACAGACCGGACATAATAAGAAGCATTACTCGTGGTGGCGAACAACGGCCTACGACATATCGGAGGCCACAATACTATATGACAATGAGAACAATCAATCCAAAACAGGTACTCGTCTTTTACGATGAGCCTATTCTTTTCACCGCAACAGATGCAGTGGAAAGTCTCTACTTGTGTTTGTTGAGTTCTATTCCCGACGAGTACGACTGCACGGCCATAAGAATTAGCCCCCGTAGACTATCCGAATACCTATCGAAGCGCGTTGATTTAAGAGCCATATTCACCAATCCCGAAATTCCGGGCGAGTACTTTCGCGTAACTCCCGACGGAGAAGAGAGTTTGGTATTGTCGCCTCTTGCTGCAAAAGAGTTAACCGAAGATCGTTTGCCGGAAGAGGGCGATTATTACGACGGCGATCTTCCGAAGCACGACGACACGAATCTATCTGCGCCATACCCGCGGCCGAACAAGCACACATCGTGGAGAATGGAAAACGCGGAATTTGCAAATTGGTCACGGGGGCAAAAGTGTATTTACGCGTCCGTATAGAGTACAGTATGAACATCACGATACTCTCCACGCTCCGTCCCCATAACGAAGTCACCGCCAAAGCGTGTGAAGACGCACGAAACGACAAAATTGGTTTGTCCACCGCCATCGTCTGCGAGGTATTAGCCATTCCCCTCCGCGATCGTTACATGGCATCACGCGGAATTAAAGCATAACTATAAGAAAGGGGCAGAGCATCATTGCCCCGCCCCTTACCTTTGACTTGCATTGTTAGCTTGCAACCTTTCCGCCAGCTTGCAACCTTGGCTTGCACTATTTGCTCACCTCATATATAAGGCGAGCAAAACCGACCACACTTAGACACAGCCCACCGGCAAAGCATTCTCCGCCTACATAATTCATCGATAAGCACGCCGACAAACGAGAAAGTGTGCGTAAAACCGCTCGATATTTACGCAACCACCTGAAAATCAGTATCGTATTTATTTCTCCCGAAA